GTAACGACCTGATGCATAAGCAACATAGCCATAACATACCAACTTGACTGTAAGTGACCCGGACCCGACATCGTCGAATCTTAGTCTGAACGGACTACCTGTCTCTTCAAAGAGAATATGGTCGTCAGCTTTAACAACATAAATCTGGTCTTGGTTATTTCCACCACCGTCAGCAGTTGTAATATTAGCGTCAGCAATTACTGGTAAGCCAGCAATTTGACCAACAACTTGACCATAACCAGCAGCCTCGCCGATACCAAAAGCATCGCTTGGATTATTACCAGCAGGTAAAACCAATGGTCTTGAGTTTCCGTCTACACCAGCAGAAAAGAAACCCCACCTACGTGGATGCATGATTATTGCACTAGCAGCAGCAAACCTGTTGCTATTAATTTTTTGAATCGCATCAATTAATTTTGGATAAAGCTCTCCAACAGTTGGGGATGCATCGGTGTAAGTTACGGTGTTTATACCTGTAACGTTTCTGATGCCTTCAGGTGCTCCACCTGTACCATCACCATTAATTAATTGATTATCAAGTTCTGTGTAATATGCAGAAATCAAGTCAGAGAAAACAATGCCCTCCAAGTCGGTGCCTCTTTCAATTGCTTGACGAGATACATCCTGCTGACCACCAATGGTGTTGACATTCACGGTATAGAGAGTGTCATCAATGTTGGTCTCTTGCAAAGCAGAGTTTTGAGTTGCTTGAAAAGCTGACTCAGAACCTGTCGTAATTCTTGATAGCTCGACCTTCAAACCTTTATCTGGTAAAGGTGCCTTAGGTAAAGCATTATAAAACGGGGATCCCGCTCTAGCCTTAATCGCAACAAGGTCAGTCAAATATTGAGGAACGACTAAACCGGCAAATGCACCAGTTCCAACGTCTCTCTTCTCTTCGTTTCCTTTTTGATGTCGATTAATTCTGTCTTGAGCTTGAAAATCACCATTTCTAGCGTGAAAAGCATCTGAAAGAAAAGAGTGCTCGCCGTCACGGTAGTAAACACCAGGCTCAGCGATTGCCTCAACTACAGGCTCGAGTTTTTCCTCATCGACCCCTAGCTTTTGACGGCTCTCTTCTATTTCTTTTTCAGCTTTTCTAATTTCCTCGGCCTCAGATATTCTGTCGCCAAGTTCATTAATTTCGCTTTTAAGGCTTTCGTATTTTGAAGTTTCCTCATCGTTGAAGTCACGCTCCTCTTTTTCAGCGAGCTCAGTCATAGACTTGACATCAGCAATAAGGCCTTCTCTTTTTTCTAACATTTCTTTTATTTTCAATTTAACTCCAATATATAAATAAAATATTTAGCCTAATTAATACTTTTGAGTGTTCAACAAAGTGTAAAACGGCTTTATGAACGGCTCGTCATCTCCCAAATTTCTAAATCACGAACCGCAGCCCTTATATTTGATTTTTGATTTTTAGGATCAGGCAACAAATCAGATAACTGACTTATAGCCTCTTTTATTTTTGTGACTTGAGCCTCATCAAACAAACCATCTCTGGCCTCAGCCAAAACGGTTTGCAGTTCCCCCAGGTCAACGCCACGAACAGTAGCGAGAGTCGCTGGGTTAGCCGGCCAAGTAACAACTGATACATCCAATAGACGCAATTCTTTTAAAGTTCGGGTTTCGCCATTTTCAGTAAACTCGTCTTTTATCGCATGAAAACCAAATGACATCTCGGACAAGTCGCCTCTTTTGAGTGCAGACGATATCTCGGCAACCCTAGGATTGGACTCATCTAGCTTGGCTTTTACAAACAAGCCATGCTCATCCTCTCGAAGTTCTAAGGTTCCTGACTTGGTACGAGCAAGCGGAATACCATCATGGTTAATTAAAAATTTTACGTCATCGTTTTCATTAAGAGTTTTTGAAAAAGCTCCCTGGTTTACAATTTCATTATAAACACCACGAGAGTCAGCAACTGAGTATGGCGAATTGAATACAGATGCATAACCTGTAAAAATTAAATCATCAGAATCGATGTCAGCCTCAGCTCGGAGTTCAAAAAATCTAGTTTCTTTATTATCACTCATGCGTTTAATAATACCAACAGCTTGACTCATAGGCTGTGGCCTAGACATTGAACGATCATCTTCATGCCTTGCAACTTGACGCTCGGCCCATTTCATAGCATCCATACGAGTCGCAGCAGCTAATGAACCACCCCACAAAAGCCAGGCCACCAAGCCCGGACTCATTCGGTCGCTTTCGCCGGATAAAAACTCTTTCGCAGCGTCGCCTTGAAAATCAGAAACATGACGTTTAAACCAAGCCTGCATGCGGAGTGCCTTATCATGAGAAATAACACCGTCACGCATTTGACGAGCCTCTCTTTTTGTTTTTTCAGTAAGGCCTTGACCTGCAAATTGTAAATTTTCAAGACCACGAGATGCATTATTTTTAATAAAGGCAGGTACACTAATCTCATGCCTGAGTTGTTTATTTTTCTTTTCTTTTGGTGCATACTTTGGATGCTTTTCAGGAAGTAAATCATTGTCACCAATATATTTTGGATTTTTTGGCCGATCGTTGACCAACAAATAACCAAAAGCCTTCAAGCGAGCAAGACCCCAGGCATTCCTGGATACACCAGGACGATGAGAACTAGAATAAGCACCAAAGCCACGACGAACGACAGCCTTAGCGGTCGGAGTTCTTAAACGCCTCCAGGTTGCAAGGCCTTTATCTTTTACCATTTCATTGTGAGTTTCAACGATTGTCGCTATTGACTTTTCAGTAGCCTCAGAAAATTTAATTTTATTTGACTTGCCTGACGCAGAACCCGGCTCATTTTTTTTGGACCCTTGAATTTGGTCCTTTTTCGGTGCAGGCTCTGACTCTTGCCTTTCAACCAAAGTGTAATCCTCATCACTAGCGTGTTTTTTACCGGTTAAGTTTTCGTAGTCCTCCATTTTCTCACAAGGCATATAAAAAACCTCACCGTCAACTTCATGAGTATGAGAACCAACGCAACCAATCTCTTCAGCTTTAGCCTCAGCCTCGGCCTTTGTACCGTACAAGTCCTGCTCAGGATATGGCACTAGCCCTCGCTTTTTTCCTCAGAATCAGTCAAAACAGGCTCGACTTCATCCTGGCCAAGCGGTGGTATATCAGGACCAACAGGTGCTCCTTGCAGCCCAAGGTAGAAATTATCGCCACCTTCGTAAGGTTCATAATCAAGTTGCTGCCTTATTTCATTAGGCGTAAAGATGCCGGAAGTAATAGCAGTTTGAGCAGCACGAATAGTATTAGCACGGTCACCACGTTGATATTCACTAACATCAAAGCGAGCATAAGACGCACCAGGCAAAAGAGTACTAAACCCCTCCTCAATACGAGCAAGCCAAGGCAACAAAGTATGGCGAACAAATTGGATACCTGAACTCTCAACATTTGAATAAAGACCAGACGAACCATCAGCATGAATTAAATAACTTGGGATACGATAAACCCTGGCTATTTCTTTTACAATTTGATCCCTTGCTTTTACGAGCTCATCACCAGCAGAATCAGAAATCGCCTTCCATTTCAAACCACCCGTAAGAACGGCTGGCTTTCTTTGACGATTGTGAGAATTACTCCAGGTAGACTGCAAAACTTCAGCCTGCTCCTTGGTCATTGCTTGGTCAGTTTCCAAGATTGATGACGGAGTGGCACCCTGGCCATAGAACTGTCCGATGTGACGTTCCATCGCAAGAGCAACACCGATGGTGTTTTTTTGAGTTTTTAAAGGACTTACACCAGCATAAGAACCAGGATAAGTAAACCAGGTAAAGTGCAATATATTATTTTTTGAGTAAACACGATCGTTAAATTTATACATTTTTTGATTGCCTGACATTTTTAATCTGACATTTTCAGGATGCAAACAAGACAAAGCAATAGGACGCTCAGCTGTGTCACGGTCAACAAGAACGTAAGCATTACCGTGCAACGCCATGGACGCAACAAGTTGATGAATAAACTCAAACCTTGACTGGTTCAAATTAGGACTTCTTAAAAATCGTGGAGTCTTTAAATTTATATTACGGTCGTCAAATTCACGATAAACTTTTATTGGAAGTGCGGCGATTGAATCTGCCAAGATTGAAACGCAAGCTAAAACAGTTGAAACTCCAAGTGCAGTAACCTCGTTGACACTTTCGCCTGAGTACCCCGGGATGCCATCCCTTTGAGCTAACAAATCGGCAAGGTTGCCTAAAGCAGCGTCTCGTTTTTCAGTTTTTCTAGCAAAAATACTCATCGATTATAAAAATAGCTCCCTAGCAATAAACCAGCTCCAAATACTATGTAGGCCGCAGCCTCACTATAAGCCCAAACACCGGCAACAATAAAACACAAGCCGGCAAACTCAATAGCTAAGAACATGGACCTTATCACCACTCTACTATACCAATGTTTGATGGTTCCGGTGGCCTAGATGGAAACGTTAAACGGTCCAGGCACATGACCATCGCAATTGCTCCGTCAATTTTACGCTTACTTTTACCTTTTGATAAACGAAACCCACGGTCAGTAGGACGAGAAACAGCAGACAAGACCTGGTCATTAAAAGTGCTTTGATTTTTATGGCGTAATTTTTTAGAAGTTATTATTTCATAAGCCTGACCGCATGCAGGCACCATCCTGCCGTGAGATTGCGGAAACTCAACCATCGGCACGTTTTGGTCATAAAGAGCTTGAGCGGATCGCTCAAAGAACGCAGGGTCATAAGCAACCTCAACCAAATTAAACTCACGGTTCAAATTAACTAAAAACGTTTCAATTTCAGCATAATCAAACATGACTCCCTCATTACGCCAAATTTTTGAATCAACATAAATTAAACCATCCTCATCAGCTTGACCCCAAACAACTGCAACAGAATCATGTTTAATCGCCATGTCAACACCAACATAAGTGGGAAGTGCCGGGTCAAGTTTTATATTTGAATCAGCAAGCTCAGACCAAAGACCATCAGGCAGCCAAGACTCATCCTGGGTCCGGGTCCACATATTGAGATGGTAGCGTTGAAACTCGGGGAGTGGCAAAGCGGCACGACGACGCCGTAAGTTTTCAATTGGCCACCAGCCACCATCAAGTGCTGGGTTTACTTTCCTCCAGGTTTCCTCACTTTCAAAGTCGTCTTTTTCATCAGGCTCCAACCAATAGAAATAAAAATCGGGATCCTTAGACTCACCCGATGCCTTACGCTTTCCACGCAAATAAAGACGACCACAAAGAGTGTCCAGGTCATAACCCGCAGTTGTTATATTTAAAATTAAAGAATCTTGACGCTTGGCTGTGTTATTAGATAAAACATAATGAACCCTTTGCAAGTTAGGCGTTGACCATTCGTGGACTTCATCAGCAATAAAAGCTGAGTTGCGGCCACCGTCAGCAGTTCCAGCTTTCGCAGCAACACGATAGACACGGCCCGGTCCATTTTTTACACCAATTGAGTTTTGATAAACCTCAGTAACACCTTTTAAATAAGGCGATTGTTCGCACATGCTCCGCATGTTTCCAAAAACAATATCGGCCTGCTCAAAACTTGCAGCAGCAACCGTAACTAAAGGCGAAACCGTACCGTTACCCAAGAGTTCGTAAAGACCAAGAGCAGAAATCAATGCAGATTTACCGTTTCCTTTTGGAACGCCAAGCAAAGCCTCACGATGACGTCGCTCTTTGTTTTCATTTAGTTCATACAAGTCATAAATTATTTTACGCTGCCATTGGTCCAGGCGGAACGGCTGACCATAGAAGTCACCCTCACCATGCACGCAGAAGTTCTCAATAAATTTGACGACACGAGCTCCACGAGTCTCAGGCAAAACAATCTTACTCATTCCTCCTCCAAAAGTTCAAGGATCCGTGGGTCAGTTGCCGGGTCATCGCTAGCATTTAACAAATCATTTATTGACGCAAGAGAAGTAGCAGCCTCACCAACAGCAATACCAAGCCGCTGGCGAGCCATTGGAGTTAAACCTAACTCATTCTCAAGCCTTAAAATTTGAGTTTCAAGTTTTAAAGCATGCTCCGCCAACGGGTTAGTTCTTATTTGACCAGTTGAACCACGAACAACTAATGACTTTTTAACAACTTTTTGAACCCTGGCGTATTGGTCATACATTCCAAACAGTCTCTCGACCGCAGGTAGGTCAACTTTTTGAGCAACACCAGCAACATCTGAGTCCCAATATTCGTACCAACGGTCCCTGGTTCCTTTTAACCAGCCACGAATTGGCTTAGGCGGCGAACTTTTTAACTCAGAATGGCCAGCAATAATCTGCAATTCACGAGATCGATGACCCTGAGCCTCATCCGCAGGCTTTGGTAAAGGTCCCCGTTTACCCATTCAAACCACCCTCCAAATGTTTTATTTCAACATCAGGATAAGCGGCAGCAAAACGATTAATAATTACATCAACATAAGCCGGGTCGAGTTCCACGGTGTAGCATTTACGACCAAGAGCATGAGCAGCAACAAGAGTAGAACCGGAACCAGCGAACGGGTCCAGGACAAGGTCTCCAGGCTTTGACGAATACATAATCGCCCGAGCCAAAAGCTCCAGGGGTTTCATAGTAGGATGGTCTTTATTATTTCTAGGCTTTGGAACATTCCAAACATTGGACGGACCCCAAACCATGTCGGCAACATTGAAGTAGCGGGATCCCTCAACAAACTCAGAATCAGAACGAGAAAACATCCCAAGACTAAGGTCCGCATTTTTGGCTTTATTAATATGGTCTAGGAACTCCTCAGCCTCAGCCTTTTCATTCAAGTCAACAGTTAAACTAAAACCCGAATCAAAAGTGTCAAGTTGAGCAGAACCCAAAGAACCAGCCTCAAGGTCATCCCAAACATTTGATATGTCTCTTTTACCAATAAAATAATGACTTTTACCTTCAGGCCATCCATACATAATCGGCTCAAAACGCCAATGAAAGTCTGAACGACCAAGAACAAAAGAATCCTTGACCCAAATAATATTTGATGAGTAATGCATTTTAGCGTTTGACCAAGCCTCAAAAACAGAACGAGTCGCAGCAGTTGCATAAAACATATACACCGCACCATCAGTAAAAGCATGAACTAAAGACAAAGCGTCATAAAGAAACTGCGTGAAATTAGCCTCGGCCATTTTATCATTTTTGATTGAACGCCCGTGGACATCTTTATAATCCACGTTATAAGGTGGGTCAGTCAAACATAGAACTGCGTTATTTTTGATTAACTTATAACTTGACGGTTCAGTTGCAGAACCACAAACAACAGTATGACCAGCAAACTTATAAACATCTCCAGGTTTAGTTTTTGGATCCTTTGGCTTTTCAGGAATCTCAGACTCATCAGGAAGTTCAGGCACGATGCCTAATAACTTCTCAAGGTCAGCTAAGTCATAACCAGTAGCGTCAAGCATTGACTCATCAACAGCAACACGTTCAAGCATTTCAGCTAAAGCAGAATCATCGTAAGTACCAAGGTCGGCGGTTCTATTATCAGCAAGAGCAAAAGCCTCAGAAACCGTGACATCCTCATCAACAACAGACGCAGCAATATGAGTCCATCCAAGTTTGATAGCAGCAAGCAATTGATGGTTACCTGAAATAACAATTAAGGAATCATCAGGCTCACGACGAGCAACGATCGGCTTACGCTGACCAAACTTCTCGTAGCTTTTAACAACAGCCTCCACATTTCCACGCCTTGGATTACCAGGCAGAGCTTTAAACAGCTCAATTGGCGTAGCAAGGTTTTTTAAGTCATCAATTATTTTATGTTTCACGGTTCCCCCTCATCAAAAAACACCGCACGACAACGCACGACTACAATACATAAAAAAAACAAAACTAAACAAAAACAATAACAACCCAAAAACACAAATAAACCTGAGCAAGAAAAAAGTGTTG